GCTAGAGGTGAACTGATTGTTGAGAACCTCTACAAGGCTTGTCAAGCACTTGACGAAAAAGATGCACCTAAGGATGGACGTATTGTTGTCTTATCTCCAGGTGCTTACTATGACCTTCTAAATTCTGATCGTGCAATTAACACTGATTGGAATGGTGGCGGAGGAGCTAATGGAACATTCAAGGGTAATAACGTTCTTAGTGTTGCTGGTTTTACAGTCAGGACTTCTAACAACCTTGGATCTGCTTCTTACGGCAACACTTACTCAGGTACAGCAGCTCAAGCAGCAACTGTACGTGGTGAGCGTCCTAACTACATCAACGGTAAGGATGGTTCTGACGGATCTGCAGCAGCAGGTACTAACGACTACTGGCAAGATGAGCAGGGTAACACCTCAACTCTTACCAACTTGTTTGGTCTATGCTTCACAAAAGAAGCTGTAGGAACAGTAGCTCTTAAGGATCTGAATATGCAGATGACAGGTGCTGAGTACAAAGCAATGACTCAGAGCACAATGATGGTTGCAAGCTACGCAGTTGGACACGGTATTCTCCGTCCTGATTGTGCAGTATCGCTACTTCATGATGGTAATCCTTGGTAAATACCAAGTAAAATCTCATACAATAAGGGGAGGCGTATGTTTCCCCTTTTTGTTTATATATGGCAACTACAAAACTACAAGCAGTAAACACACTTCTTTCAATAATTGGAGAAGCTCCTTTAAACTCTTTAACCCCACCTTTAACTGGTGATGCTTCTTTAGCAGAAAGAGTTTTAGAAGAGGTGAGTACAGAAGTTCAAGGCGAAGGTTGGTCTTGGAACACAATGATTTATGACAACATCCCTTTAGATACAAATGGGCATTCCACTCTTCCTAGTAATACTCTTGCTTTACGTTTCAATCCCGTCTCATATCCTTCACAACGTTTTGTACTAAGAGGTATAAAACTATTTGATCGTGTTAAGAATACTTATGATTTAAGAGGAAGTCTTGGTGTAGCTTTAACTGGTTCTACTACTGATTTAATAGCACAACTTGTAGAAGAATTAGCTTGGGATGACGTACCTGAAACTGGTAAAAGATACATAATGATTAGAGCTGCTAGACAGTTTTCTAATAGATTAATATCATCCAGTACTATAGAAAGTTATACATCAGATGATGAAGAAAAGGCTTTGCAAACTTTAAGAAGAACAGAAGATATGGCACAAAATCATAACTACATTAGTGGTCCTGATGATATGTATGGTGGTCGTGTATTAACAACA